GCGCGGCCGCGGGAAGGGGCGGGAGCAGTATCACGGCAGCGGGCGGCGGCGGCGGAAAAAGCAAAAAATCTCCCGCCAAAGCGGCTGCCGACACCAAAAAGCTGGCGGATACCGTCACCGAAACGTCGAAGCAGATCCTTGCCGGAACGGGCAACATCGTGGGTAACATCCAGCGCGTGGTAGAGACTGCCGACAATACCTACAACGTCTACGACGGCACCACCAAAAAGCTCAAGGGCACCACAAAGGAGACCGTGGAGACCATCACGGACTCTTGGAAAGAAGTGGTGGACGGCACGGAGAAGACCATCAAATCGGTCACAAAGAAAGTGACCGATGCGGCCGGAAAAGTGACCACGACCACGCAAAAGACCTGTGACGATGTGGTTTTGTCCGTGACGGAGCTGCAAAGCCGCATTGACCAGAACCTCAGCAATGCGCAGAAGCAGTGGTCGAACGGCATCTTTGGCCGCCTGCAAAACGCGTTCACCGACCTGAAAAACCGCAACTGGGCCGGGTTGGCTACAGACGTGGCAAATCTCATCTGGGGCGAGGTATCGCAGGATCAGCGGGAGCTTATCTCCAAGTGGGCGGCGGATGCGCTGAGTGTCATCAATGACGCGTACAGTGGGGGCGGCGTAAAAGCGGCCTTCGATACCATCAAATCGCTCTTTACGGACGGCATTGCTGCCAGCGCAACAGAAGCGGGGACAGCGGTGCAAAGCTTTGGCTCCATCCTGTCCAGCTTGAGCGCATCCGGTGGGGCAGGTGCCCAGCTGGCCAACGTCGCCAGCGGGGTGTCCAGCATGGCCACCTCTATCATGGGCAGTCTGGGCAATATTGTCTCGCTTGTGGCATCCAACCCTGTGCTGGCTGCCATCCTGGGCGTGGCTGCTGTGGCAGGCGGTATCGGTCTGGCCGCATGGCTGGGCAGTAAAAACGGCGAAAAGGAAAGCACTGACAGCAAGAGCACGACGCTTTCCTACAAGGACATCCAGGACGCCTACTGGTACGGCAGCCAGCGCAGCTTTGCCGGGTACGATTTCCGCACCGACGGCTATGCGTTCGGCGAAAGCCCGGCAAACGGGCGGCTTTCGTCCTACCAGCAGAAAATGCAACAGTCCGTGGACGCGCTGTACAACGTGGTGCAGCAGTACCTTCCCCAGACGGCAAACACTGTTATCAAGCTGGATGATGGCACGCTGGTGGGGGCGCTGGCACCTTCTATTGATGCACAGCTGGGCCATCTGGCCACGCTGGCAGAAAGGGGGAACTAAAATTTGTACAAAATTTTTGCATATCCCTTTGGCAACCCCAACGACAAGCGCCTGATCTACGCTCCCAATAACCGCAATGCCCTTGTGCTGTCTCCCAAGCTGACCCGAGAGGTCAGCAAGGGCGGCAGCCTTTCTTTTACCATGACGCGCGACCATGAGCAGTATGAGAGCCTGCAAAAGATGTCCACCTGCATCACCGTTGAACAGGACGATAAAGAGATCTGGCGCGGACGTATCTTGAGCCATGAGGCAGACTGGTACAACCGCAGAGTCATCTACTGCGAGGGCGCTTTGTCTTACTTCAATGACAGCGCAATCACCCCTTTTAACTACGAGGGAAAGCTGGCGCAGTTTTTGCAGCACCTCATCGATGCCCACAACCAGCAGTGCGGCAACATGAAAATGAAACGCTTCGAGCTGGGCACTGTCACTGCGGCACTGGGTGATCTTGTTGTGCACTATGGAGACCGGGACAGCTACGGTGTGGGCGAAGACTACGGCAGTACCTGGGATATCATCGACAAGATGGTGCTCAAGGTGTACGGCGGATATGCCTACTGTACCTACAACCCCGCCACGGGTAATAACGTCTTAAATTATTGCGATCAGTCTTTCGAAGCCGACCGTTTGGTCAACCAAACCATTGAGTATGGCGTAAACCTGCTGGATTTCACCGAGAAGACCGATACCAACAGTCTTTTTACCCGTGTGTATCCCATGGGAAGCAAGCACACGGTCGAGGAGACAAAGTGGAAGTGGAAATTTTTGTGGTGGGGTGAAAAGTACACAGAAAGCCATGAAGAGCGCTATGGCATTTCTGGAACGGACGCGGCGACCGTCAATAAGTATCTGCCAAAAGGGTATTCGTACCGGCTGGACAGCAGTGACGGCGACTGCGGATGGATCCAGAATGATGCAGCGGCCCAGAAGTTTGGCATCGTGTCAGCCCTGGGCGAGTATGACACCGACAGCGACAACGACACCTTTGCTGCAGGCGTGCAAGATCTTCAGAAAAACAGCTTGATGGTGACGAGCTACACCGTCAAGGCTGTGGATCTGCGAGATGCGGGCTATGACAAGGACAGGCTGACTTTTGCCGGCTATGCCCACATTATCAGCAAGCCCCACAGCATCGATGTCATCATGCTGTGCACAAAGCTGGTGGAACCGCTGGATCAGCCGGACAAAAAGGAGTATACCTTCGGCATGACCCGGCAGACTTTGACCGACCGACAAGTGGCCAACCTGGGCCGCACCAACCTGCTGGATGAGGATACGGCATCCGCTGAAAAATATCAGCAGAGCACTCTTAACCAGCTTTTCAAGTACCAGAAGTCTAACGACAAAAGAGTGGACGAGGTGGACAAAAAAGCTGGCGAAGCGGCCAAAACGGCCACAAATTTTCTGGAGTTTACCCCGGAAAACGGCCTTATCGTCCGGCATGACCAGCTGCCCAACAAAAGGGTGCAGATCACCAACGACGGCATAAAAGTGCTTTCCGGTTCCAGCATGGTCAACATCAAGTCGGATAGCATTTCCATCACAGACGGCAACGGCAGCTGCACTATCGACTCCGGAAAGATTACCTTCTACGGCATCCGAAACGCCCGTATCTGGGACTTTGGGGACAACAGCTCTTTTGGAGCACAGACAATCCCGCTGGACCTGTCCGATTTTTCTGCTGTGTATCTGACCTATACCAGCAAGAAAGGATCCACATGGTGGGCCAGCGGCGGCACTGCCGGATGTGTGACCATGGTCATCCCGGTCAATGGCGTGGAATACGCCATGACTTACCCGTGGAACACCACTCACATGCGGACGGTGCGGGTCAACTCAGGGGGCATCACTTTCGGACCCGGTCGTGAGCGCACATCGAACTATGTCACGGGCAACAACTACACCCCGGCAGTAGTGCCGACGAATTTCATCATCTACCTGGAAAGCCCCGGCTCTGACGGGTGGACACAAAATGACTCCCTCTGTATGCCACGAGAACTATACGGTTTTATGTGAGGTGAAGGACAGATGAAAGTACCCGGCTGTAAATTTATGTGCAAAGTGTGCTCCGATGGTCGCATTTACAGCGGCGGATGGGGCGTTGAAGAAGTGATCCCGAACCCTCTCCCAGACAACTGCATGGTCTTCGATGAGTTCCCGGAGGACTGGGAGGATGGCGGCTCGCACTATGTGTGGGACGGAGAAAAGTTGGTATACAGCCCTCTGACCCCGGAGCAGCTGGCCGTGATCCAGAGCGGAGGTGAGCTCAAATGCTGATGGGCGCACAGATCGGAAGTATCCATACCCTCAAAGACCTTGGCCTTTATCTGAAGGTGGGCAGCCCTATGATATCCGGTGCAGAGCCAGAGACGATGCTTGTCAATGTCCCGGGCTCTGACTTTATCCTAGACCTGTCCAGGGCTTTGGATGGGGAAGTGCACTACAAGCAGCGCACCATCAAGATGGAGCTGCTGTGCAAGGCCAAAAAGAGCCAGTGGAGCACCATCCAGAGCGCCCTCGAAAACGCCCTGCAGGGCCAGTGGATGCGCTGCATCTTTGATGAGGACAGTGTTTGGTACTGGCAGGGCCTTTGGCGGGTGGACGTGGTGGAGCGCGGGCGCACGGAGATCACCTTCAGCATCGAGGGTACCTGCAACCCCTACAAGCGCAACGTTACCGCCGACGCGGGCGCGGACTGGCTGTGGGACACCTTTGATTTTGAGACCGATACCATCTACGACACACCGACAGGAGTGATTAGCTTATGATTACACTCAACTTTGATGAGGTTTTGAAGCGCATCTATAACGCCAAAAAAGGCGTTGAAGTCCGCTACGGACTCGGCCAAGGCTTTGAGTACTGCAAGCAATTTGCCGACGAGGCTCAAGGCCATGCCACCAACGCCAAAGCCAGTGCGGACAAAGCCGCGCAGACCGTGGCAGGCATCGAGCAGACCAAAACCGACGCGGTGCAGGCGGCGGGCCACGTGAAGATCGACGTGAACGCGATGCATATCGATCTGCTGAGCCTGTCCGCGCACAAGTTCCACGGCCCGAAGGGCGTGGGTATGCTCTACGCGCGGCGCGGCATCATCCTCACGAACCTCATCGAGGGCGGCGCGCAGGAGCGCGGCAAGCGCGGCGGCACGGAAAACGTCCCCGGCATCGCGGCCATGGCGGCAGCAGCCTTCGCGCAGGAGACGTCACGCTCGGCCTCGGCCTTGGCGATGGAGGCACGCTTTTTCACAAGCTCCTCCTGCTCGACGCCGATGGCTTCAATAACGCCGTGGTTGTGGCCCATGGCGTCCACGGCGTCCTTGACGTCCTGCACGTTGAAGGTCACGACCTCCAAGCCCATCTTGGCCAGGTCGGGGCGTGCATTCTCCACGACGCTGACGGCCATCTGCTTGCGGTTTGTCAGGATCTGGTCCACGGTCATCTCGGACACGATCTCACGCAGGTTGCCCTGCAGCACATCGTTGATTTTTTCATTGATGTGCGCCTCGTCCATGCCGAGGAAGTTCGAGATCGCGGCCTGCTGGCGGGAATTGATGTACTTGCGGATGTCGTCATATCCGGCGTTGCGGACCTCCTCGTCCGAGACGGTGGAGTTCTCGCTGTAGACCTGGACGGTGACGACGCTGTCGAGCCAGAGGGAGACGCCCTCCTTGGTTTTAACGCCCGTTTCCGGCGTTTTCACGTCAATTTTCAACAGGCGCATGTTCAGGCGGTC